GCTGCTGTCAGCGGTGTGTCGATGCTGTGGTCTAATGACAAGGAGGAGCCTGCTCCTATAGTGAGGACTGATTTGGTGCCTGGTTATGGGCCTCAGTGTTCTCAGCTTTACAATACGATTGACCATACTTGGACTGAGAATCAGTGGTCTGTGTGGGAGCAGTTGAAGAAAGATATGAATTGTTAAATGAGTCGTTTGACGGAGTTACGCCAGGAAGTGGAATGGCGGAAGTGTGTCAGAAGTGAGAAGTATTTTCTTGAAAATTATTGGTACATTGCTCACCCTGCTCACGGGCGTATTCTTTTTTCTTTACGTGAGGCTCAGGAAAAAGCTCTCAAAGAGTGGGCAGAAAATAGATATTCGCTTACATTAAAAGCTAGACAGATTGGGTGGACAACGCTGGTTGCTGCTCACCAGTTTTGGCTGGCGTTTTTTCATTCCGATCAAAACATTATTGATCTTTCTCGTACTGAGAGAGAGTCAGTGTTGTTGTTGAAGAAAACAAAGTATGGGGCAAAGCATTTGCCAGATTGGATGATAAATCGTGGACCTAAGTCCTTGGTCGAACACCAGCAGAGAATGGCTTTTGACAATGGATCGCAAATCGTTTCGATGCCTTCAGCGAGCGACCCTGCTCGTGGAGAATCGGCCAGCCTCGTCGTGGTTGACGAATGGGCTTTCTTACCTTCACCAGAGGACGCATGGGCCAGTATTGAACCTGTAGCTGATGTGGGTGGCCGTATTATTGGGTTAAGTACGGCGAATGGGTCTGGTAACTTTTTTCATCATTTGTGGACTGGTGCTACTACAGGAAATAACAAGTTTTCGCCTATGTTTTTTCCGTGGAATGCTACGGGAGATAGAGATGAATCTTGGTATGAATCAAAGCGTGATTCAATGTTGCCGTGGCAGTTGGCTCAGGAGTACCCAACCACCCCCGAAGAAGCTTTTATTCGTTCGGGAAATCCTGTGTTTGATTTGGATGTTCTTGACGCTATGCAAATACATGTGGAAGCTGGTCGTTACGGGTATCTTCACGAAATCCAACCAAAGGTTTTGGAGTTTAGATGCTAACGGTGTGGAAGGAACCAGAGCGGTGGAGCGGATACGTCCTTGGCGTGGACACGGCTGAGGGTTTAGGTCATGGCGATTATTCGTGTATTCAGGTATTGGATGCGAAAGAAGGTACCCAGGTGGCGGTATGGCATGGTCATATTGCACCTGATGAACTTGCTTACGAAGTTCACAACCTTGGAATTTGGTACGGGAATGCTTTGTGTTGTGTGGAGTCAAATAACCACGGGCTAACAACTATTACGCAGTTACGTCAGTTGGGTTATCCGAACATGTTTCGACGTAGGTCGTTGAATAGTCAAACGAATCGGCAGTCACAGGAGTTTGGGTGGAAAACTACTCGTACTTCTAAGCCGTTGATGATTGATGATTTGTCTATGGCTTTGCGTAACGAGGAGTTGATTTTGAAGGATCAGCATACGATTGCTGAGTTGCGTACTTATGTGCGTAATGAGCGTGGTGGTATGTCTGGTTCTCCGCATGATGACCGTGTGATGGCGTTGGCGTTAGCTAACCAAATGCGCAAGTATGCGTTTATACCTGAGTATGTTCAACAGGTAGATGATACGTACACTTTTGATTGGTGGATGAGACAAGCCAACAAACGGCAAACTGTAAGCGATACGATTGGCTTGAACACGTTACGTGGGACAGCTTAAATATGTCTTAGACATGTCTCTATGATTGGAGTGGCCGATAATGGCTAACAACCGAAAATATAATGCATCAGGAATGGGCGAAACAATGCGCATTAATCATGCACAGCTTTACAATGGACCTCCTGCTGAGGGTGGTTCGCAACCAAACGAACCTCGTTTCACGGGAGCCATGAATCAAGCTCATCCTGGTGATAAGGGTGCAGGTATGCGAGTTCGCGAAACTCCTTTGAATCAGCATGGAGTTACGGGTCGGGTCGCACCTGGTACTAAACTTCCTCAGCCTGATGGCGCTGTTAAAAGCACCTGAGTATGGCGGTCATCCCAGATGGGGCGACCTTTGAAGAGTTCACCCAATACGTTCTTGAACGTCGTGGGAAAGTTCCGTTAGAAGAACTTAAAGAACTTTGGGAGCGTCGTTTACGCCTCAAATCGGTAACGGTTGCTAGAGGCGAAACGATGCGCAACATGTTGCCACCAGAAGATCGTGACCTAACTGTTAGGGAACGAGAGAAGAAAATTATTTCAGAGGCTCGTGCTGCTGGGCATGAACCCATTTATCAAGGGCGACGCTGGGTATAGCTATGGCACGGATGACGAAAGCCGACAGATATTCTCAAACAAAAGAGAGAATAGATAACACGTACAGGTGGCGTAGCGAAGAAGGCTATGACGCTAAGTGGCATCGGATGATTGACCTTTATAGAGGCAAAACATTTCCTGGTGCTGGTGGGGGTTATGAAGGAAATGTCGGTTATGACCGAATTTCTGTCAATATGGCTTTCTCAACCGTTAATGTCATTGCTCCGAGCGTTGCGGTAAACCATCCAACAATTACTGTTACAGCAAACAAAGAGGGTGACGAATCACGAGCCGTCTTTGTTGAGGCAGTAATTAATTATTTGTGGAGACATCACGACTATCGGAAACCATTTCGGCGGGCAGTCAAAGATTTTCTTATCGTGGGCCACGGCTGGCTTAAAGTCGGTTGGCGGTTCGTGGAACAAGAAAGAGATTTGACTCCCGCTGAGATGGCTGCTGAATATAATGCAGCTACTCTCGAAGTCGATCAGTTTGCTTACGACAACCCTGAAATGGTAAATGATCTTCCATCAGATCAAGATGTGATGGACGCTATTCCTTCTAAAAAGATGGAAGTTGTAGAAGATCAAGCGTTTGTTGAACGGATTAGTCCGTTTGACATGCTTATAGACCCAGAAGCAACATGTCTGGATGATGCTCGTTGGATTGCGCAACGTATTGTGCGTCCACTTGCAGAAGTAAAACGAGACAAACGGTTTAAGCGATCAACTCGACAGAACTTAGTTGCTGATTCTGGTGTTCGTTACCGCTGGGATGGCGATAACGAACGTGAACAGTACAACGAAGTAACTGCACGAGTTACCTTGTACGAATTTTATGATCTTGAAGATGGCACAATCTCTGTTTGTTCAGAAGGTGGCGACGACTACCTGCTGGACCCAACTGAAATGCCATACCATTTTGGTCATCCGTTTGTAATGATGCGGAATTATGACGTTCCTGACGTCTTCTACCCAATGGGTGACCTTGAAGCTATCGAATCGCTTCAAGAAGAACTAAACAAAACTCGTTCTCAAATGGTGAACCACAGGAAACGGTACGCACGAAAGTACCTTTACCACGAACGTTCATTTGGGCCTGAAGGCCGTGAAGCATTGGAATCTGATGAAGATGGACGTTTTGTTCCTGTTATCGACGAGAACCGTGATCTTGCGGGAGTGGTCCAACCATTACCGCAAGTCCCTCTTGCCCCTGAAATGTACAACCACTCCAACATTATCGAAGGAGATATCAACACTGTAAGCGGTGTATCTGAATATGCCCGTGGACAGATGCCAGAAACTCGTCGTACAGCAACAGAGGCCAGCATCATTGTTGATGCAGGCAATGCTCGTGCGGCAGACAAACTAGCGATTGTAGAAATTTCTATTTCAGAAGTTGCACGTATGGTTATGCAACTGATGATGCAGTACATGACTGACGCTCAAATGGTGCGTATCACAGGCAAAGATGACCAAAAGTATTTTGTCGCTTACACCCGTGATGACATTATCGGAGAGTTCGATTTTGCTGTTGAAGGTGGTTCTACGCAACCGTTTAACGAAACGGCTAGAAGGCAGCAAGCAATTTCTTTATTGAACGCTATGGCTCCGCTGATTGGCACTGTTGTCGATCCTGCGGAAATAGCCAAACATGTGTTGTCTTATGGGTTTGGGATTAATGATCCTGACCGTTACATGATTCAACAACAAACACCTCTTGATGCCCAAGTGGCACAAGAGGAATCTGGGGGGGTAGCCGATCCGTTCGGTGTGCCTCCAATGTCACAAGGAGGCATGGGGCCAGGACCAATCCCCGAACAAGTCTTTGAAGGCACAAGTGGGGTACCACCCGAATTGATAAGTCAACTCCAAAACCAAATGGGTGTAGAGTTGCCTAACATGTAATGGGACACTTCCATGTGTCATATAGGAACACCCGAAAGGATTCCTGATGGATGAAAACACAGCCTTGGGACTGGATACCAGCAACCCGAGCACAATTAGCGAAGATAGCGGCCCTTCTTTTACGGTCACCGTTGACGGTGAACAAATGGATGTGTCGCAAACCGAGCTTATTAATGGCTACCAACGCCAAGCGGATTACACACGTAAAACGCAAGAGTTGGCAACTGAACGCGAAAGATTGGCTCAAGGTGAGGCAATCGTCCAAGCATTGGAGTCTGATCCCGAAAGTGCCGTGTCAGCTTTGGCTGATGCGTTTGGAATCAGAATGGGCAACCAAGTATCTATTCCAGAAGAGGAAATGGAAGAACTGGACCCAGAAGAAACCAGGCTTAGACGACTTGAATCGGCCATTGAAGAACAAGATCGCTTAAACAGACAGCAAAATTTGCAGAAGGAAATGAATACTCTGCGAGACAAATATCAAGCTGACATAGATGAGAATGCTTTGTACTCTCACGCTTTGAAACACAATATTGGGAACTTGGATGCTGCTTATGCGCATATGACTTATGCGGAGTTGCAGGATAAAGCTAAGAACTCTGACATTGTTGAAGAAAAGCGTGCAGCCTCAGTTATTGAGGATGGTTCGGGTTCGGCACCAGGTACTGTCAGTCGTGATTTTGGTAGCGCAGTTACTTCTATTCGTGATGCTTATGAGCTTGCAACTAAAAAATTATCCGAATAACTAATTAAGGAGTAGACGTGGCTGGTAACGCAAACTTTGACCAAATTTTGTCAACCACTCTCTATAACTACGTCCCTAAGCTGGCTGACAACGTTTTCGGTGCTCGACCTCTGTTTTATGCGCTTACCAATGGTCAAACCATTAGGCGTGTAGACGGTGGAGCAAAGATCGTTGTTCCAATCATCTATGGGTCCAACTCAACTGCCGCTTCATATTCAGGCGCTGACACTATTGACATAACGGCTCAGGATGGCATTAGTGCCGCAGAGTACGACTGGAAACAGTATGCAGCAACAGTAACTATTACTGGTATTGAAGAAGGCAAAAACAACGGCGAAGCAGCAATCATTGACCTCCTTGAGGGCAAGGTTATGCAAGCCGAACAAACCATTATTGACAACATGAACACCATGTTGTGGGGTGATGGTAACGGTAATGGCGGCAAAGATTTCATGGGTATCCAGGGAATCGTGGCTGGCGGAACGCTGGGTGGAATTAACTCAGCAGCGGCTGGTAACTCGTGGTGGGCACCAACAATGACCAACCACGGTGCAGCAGCATTGTCTTTGGCAGCTATGTCATCTGTGTACAACACAATTTCTGTTGGCAATGACCAACCGACCATTATCTTTACTGACCAAGAGCGTTACGAAGATTATGAAGCTTTGCTTCAGCCAAACCTTCGGTACACAAGTGCCGAAGTAGCTGACGCAGGGTTCCAAAATTTACTTTTTAAGGGCGCTCCAGTCACATTTGATAGCAACTGCGAAGCAAAAGCTATGTACTTCTTAAATACGAAGTACCTCAGGCTTGTGGCTCATACGGATACTTGGTTCCAACCAACTCCGTTTGTGCGTCCTACAAACCAAGATGCTCGTTTTGCGCAGATTTTGTGCTACGGAAACTTGACTTGCAGCAACCGTGCAAGGCAAGGACGTTTATTTAACATCGCCTAATTTATTAGGCAGTTGGTGGGGGGTGCTTCGGCACCCCACCACCTCAATTTGGTTTAGTGGAGCAAATATGCAACGAGAAGTAGCTCTTGTTTACAGTTCAAATGCACGACCTGCTGGTGCGAATGGTGTTCGTCCTGGGCACTATGCTCCTGGTCAAGTAGAAGGTGCTCGTGCAATACCTGGTGTAACTGAATTTGTAGAACAGGTTCCTGCTTCTGACGCCAGAGCTTTTTGTTCCGCAACGACCCGCGCAGGCAATCCGTGTAAAGCACGGCCAGTCGGCGGGTCGGATATTTGTATTGGTCACACCAGACAATCGGCGGCTACCTAATGGCTTTAACTCTTGCTCAAATGCGTGCTCAAGTACGTAGCGTTGTGGATATCGATTCAACTGATATTGACGATACGACTTTAGATACGATGATTGGTCAAGGGTTTGATCTTATTGTTTACAGTGAAAAGCGTTGGCCTTTTTATGAAGTGCGTACAACGTTTAATACTGCTGATGGAACGAAAGATTATACGCTTGCTACTATTGCTGGCGCTCCTGATGCTATAACTCAGGGTTTGCGTGACATGATCGCTATTCGGAACGATGACCATGTTTTGGAATACATTGGTTCTGATAGCGCAGATTTTGATTACCCATTGAATTCGTTACCGTCGGGTGACCCTTGGGAGTGGAGTTTCTGGAACGACACAGTTCGTCTTTACCCTGTTCCTGACAGTGTGGCGACGTTATATGTGCGTGCTATCCGTAATCCAACTGCGTTTGGGTTGGGTAGCTCTAGTGGTTCTTCTCCTGATTTGCCTGACCCGTTTCATGCTGTTTTGGTTACGTACGCTACTGCTGCTGCATATTTCCAGCAGGAAGATCCGACAATGGGTAACCAGTACATGGCGATGTTCCAGTCACAGCTTGATAACCTTGCCCGTCGTTACGCTGATACTCCTGCTCCGCAACCGATGATTGCGAACAGTCGAAGATCAACTCTTTACGCTGCGGGTATGGGAAGATTGAGGTACGCCAATACTGGCGGAGTGATCTGGTAACCCCTGATGGCTCGTCAAGGATTTTCTCTTGAAGTACTGGAATCATTTTCAGGTGGATTGAACCTGAGAAGCGACCAGTTCAACCTCGCAGACAACGAATCACCCGACATGCTCAACGTAACTGTTGACCCTCGTGGTGGTATTCGGATGCGTGATGGTGTTGACCGCCGAAACACAACAGCCTTAAGTGCCGATGTTAAAGGCATGTGGGGTTTCCATACCGATGCTGGGATCAACCAGTTGATGGTTAATTATGGAACCAAAGTGGCTCATTCGGCGGCGGGCAATTTTACGGATCTTACAGGAATAACAGCGAGGACAGATGGCTCCCGTGTTTACGGGATGACAATGAACAATGTGGCTTATGGCGTTAGTTATGACAAGCCGTCATTCCGTTGGGATGGGACAGCGGCTGCGGATCTCGGAACCACCTTTGGGGCAAGCGGCAACATGCCGCAAGCCCAATACATTGCGTTTTGGAACAACTTTGCGTGGGTCGCAAACACCTATGAATCAGCGACAGGACACAAATCACGAGTCAGATGGTCAGCAGTCAACGACCCAGAAACCTGGGCGGCAGCAGACTACGTAGACATTGACCTTGGGGAACACGGTGATCAGATTACGGCACTTGTCCCTGACGGTGATCGGTTACTGATTTTCAAGACCAACAGCGTGTATGCGATATTTGGTTTTGATTCTGATTCGTTTCAGGTTGTTACTTTGACAAACGATATGGGTTCAGTGGAGCTTTCTTCTCCAGTGAACACACCGTTTGGAACATTCTTTTGGCACGCCCAAGAAGGCGTGTATGTCTATGACGGCCAAAACTTTACGTGGCTGTTTAGCAAACTTGTTCCTGCTATAGATAATCAGCAAATTACTTTTGGGTCTGCACCGCAGCTTGCGTGGGGTAACAACAAACTTTATGTTTCTGTTGATTACAGCGCTGATGCTGCGACTGCTCGCCGTACCTATATTTATGATCCGACTCTGGGTCAGGGTGGTGCGTGGGTAGCTACCGATATTGATGCTGGCCCATTGTTTTCATATCGACCACCAAATAGTACGCCTACAGTGTTTGCTGGATGTGTGGCTAATACGGGTTCTGTGGTTGATGTTGAGGATGAACAGAAACGTGATGCTGACCGTTACACGTCAAGCACGGAAACACATATTGATTCGTATTTTGTTACTCGTTGGGTAACAGGTAAAGACCCCATCGTTAAAAAGCGTTGGGGTCGTCCAAGGGCTGTTGTTTCTGCTGAAGAAACGATTACGTTGCCTGTAAACATTTTTAAGGATTACGACAAATCTACGCAAACTTCTAGTTTTAGTGTAAGTGTCGAAGGTAAAACGTCTGCTTCTCGTTGGGATACAGCTAAGTGGAATGAAGCATCTGGCACGTATGTTGCTAAATGGGATGCTATTGGTCGTGATCTCACCGCTGATGTCAAAAACTTGCCTACACTTGGGACAGGACGGAGTGTAAGTATGAAAGTCAGCGGACCTACTAATAATTTCCATTGGGAAATCAATGCGCTGGCGTTTACTTATACGCCAAGGAGACTGCGTTAAATGGCAACTCTTGGACCTCTAAACGATTTCAATGCGGGCACAACGATTGTTGCTGCCGACATGAATCAAAACTTTACGGACATTGAAACTTTTGTGAACACCACTCCTGGTGTTGTGCAAAAAGACATTGTTGATGCAAAAGGCGATCTTATTGTTGCTACTAGCGCTGACGCTGTGTCTCGTTTGGCTGTTGGCACGAACGATTATGTGTTGACTGCTGCTTCTGGTGAAGCAACAGGTGTTAAGTGGGCTGCTGCGCCAGCGGATGCGACGAAGATGCCGCTTGCTGGCGGTACTTTTACTGGTTCTGTTACGTTTGAGGCAACAAACACGTTTGAGGCAGCAAACACGTATCAGGGTGCCAGCCCAATGTTGCTTACAGGTGCAACTACTGGTAATGGCTACGAAATTACTATTGCTGTAACTGACCCTACGGCTGACAGAACTATTACTTTGCCTAATGCGACTGGGACAGTAGCGCTTACTAGTGATATACCCACGTCTGTAAACGGTACATCGGATAACATTATTTCTAATCAGGTCTTTAGCTAAGGGACAGATATGGCGACATATTCAAAACATCTTCTTTCGGGAAGCACAAACGGAAAGAATATTTCTGTAACAGGTAACGCAACGGGATCAGCGGTAACCGTTCATACAGCGACTTCGGGTACATCTAATTTGGATGAGATCTGGCTGTATGCGACTAACACTTCTGCTGCTGCTGTAGTTCTTACTGTCGAGTTTGGTGGCACAACAAACCAAGATGATTACATCGAATTGGAACTTGCTGCTGATTCAGGAATGACACTTATTATTCCTGGGCTTCTTTTGCAAAACAGCTTGGTAGTTAAAGCGTGGGCTGGGACAGCAGATGTTATTAACATAAACGGTTACGTAAACCGCATAACTGCCTAATCGGAGGCTTAAATGTCGTTCCGACAGGACAGAACCAATCCATCTACTGCCGTATCTAATTGGAAAGGGCGCTCGGAAACCCCTAAAGGGCATCCGAGTACCCGTGTATCTCAATGGATAAACGGCGGCATATTCGGTGGTGGTGCTGCTGATACTTGGTTTAGTGTTTACAGTTGGGATAGTGATTGGAGCAACAGTCAAGGTGCCAAATATCCGAGAACGGCTAGACCGTGGGAAGATGCTAAAAACACTCCATTAACTTCAGATGGTTCTGTAGTTATGATCTGTCAGTCAGGCTCAAACTCAGATTATATTCATTATCAAATAGCGCCTGATGGCACCATTACTCCAAATGGGGCACAAATTGGTCAATATTTCATTACTAATGGTGAGTTGCAGTCG